TTGGGTTCAACATATTCACGATGTGCCACTGGAAAGGCAAACGTGACGCAAATAGCGTCAGCAGCGTCGGGTGAGGCAAGACCGCGAGCTTTCATTTCCTTTTTGCTTTCCAAGAAGATTGTTCCACGTGAATCAGGCTTCATCATAGGCGAAATCAAGTCCGTCTTCAAGAACCTGTCGCTAGGGATACTAGCAGATTTCAGCCATTCTCGCATATCCCCCCACATCTGCGCACGCATATTACCGTACATGATCGGGTTTTTGGCCTTATTTCCAAAGTTTATGCCCTTGATCTTGTACCGCTGCTCTTTTAACCGATCGACAATCCCCGCACCCAGCCCGCCTTCGTCGATCACGACCAGCGCCGGCTTAAATTCCTCAATCGCCTCGATCACATACCCCACCACCGTCATGGTGTCGTCGCCTCGGTGGCGAATAATCTTAACAATATCCCGTCCCTGGCGCACAGCAATCACCGTTGCATCGGCGCCAAAGCGTGCAGGGTCAACTCCAATGATGATTGGGGCCGACTGATCCTTGTACTTGGCTCGAGCCATGGCGTCGTCCACAATATTGGACGAAATAAACTGGTCATCTCCCTCTGAGGGGAACATGCCATACACCTCAACGTGCGCCTGGCTCGAGTCCGGCCCATACTCATCAATAATGTTCTGGTACACCGCCTTATCAGTGCCCTCAACCGTCCTGGCGTCCACCACCTTGCTGGTCCAAAAGTCCCGTTTACTGTTAAAACATTCGTAAAAGTACCCAGTATTGCGCCGAGGGTTGGAAAAGGCCAACCAAAGGCGATTTGGCGTGTTCTCAGTAAAAAAGCCCGCGGTCACAGACCAGATCGCATCATCAATACCAGACGCTTCATCAAAAATCACTAGCACCCCGTCATGGTTGTGAACCCCGGCATAAGAATCTGGGTTTTCTGCTGACCACAACCTGCCCTCAACCGCCCAATACCGGGTGCCCTTGCGCAAGTCCTTCTCCACCAGCTCAGTCAACCAACCAGCCGGCGCAACCTTGGTGGCCGAGACCTCAAACCAGTGACTATTAATAGTCATCGCCAACCACTTGGTGATCTCAGCCCAGGTCACAGCTCGTAACTGGGCCTCGCTGTTGGCCGAAATAATTGTTGTTGATCCAATCCTGGTGGACAACATCCAGATGGTCAACCAGGACACCAATGCAGACTTGCCAATACCACGGCCAGATGAGATGGCATGGCGCAAAGTCTCAAAGTCCACCAAACCCTTTTGGCGCTTAACGTGCTGGGCGATCTCGCGCAAAACCTCGCGCTGCCACTTGCGTGGGCCTTGGAAGTGCTGCAGGGGCGTGTTCTCCTTACCCCAGGGGAATGCAAACAAAACAAAAGCCTCTGGGTCGTCAGCAATTGCCGGGCTCCACAGAGTTGCCATCAACTCCTGCTCATCTTCAGGTTTGTAAATTGTGGTTTGCATTAGGCGCGATGGTAATTGATTTTTTTAAAAATAAAAATAAAAATGTTCGCTATGGCACCGTTCCTGTGACCTTTCGCCGCCGGCCCTACCCGGCCCCCCACCGCGGCGGGGCGGTGGCCATGGGCGCCAGGCCGGTACTTATCCACAGGGCCAGACCCTAGTTGTTCATTTTAGACTGTGGATAACCGCCCCAACCGCGCATCGGTCTGTATAACTTGTGCGCAACTGGAAAATAACTTAACATAATGGACGTTGTACGTAGTAGCCATAAACATAAGTATTCGTTCTGCTTTTTGGGGTGCGCGTGCGCGTAGTTCACAAAAATCTATGCAAAAAGCGCATAACCCCACTTAATCTGTCCCCAGTTTGTCCTTGACTTCAACATCAACGACATTGCTGTCGTCCATCAATACGCGTTGTTTAGCTTCTTTCAAGGCATCCATGACGCTGATTCGGTTATCTGTGACTGCAACATCTATGCGATCCCCGTAGACCTTGGGCTTCAACTTACTGGCCACCCATTTACGCGCATCGACCTGCATTCGCTTCTGTTGTACCCAAGCGCTTGCTAACGGGCCTTCTAAGCCATCTGGCATCTGTTCATCAGCCAGCTCGAGGATCTCTTCAGCCAAGCGGTCTGCGCGGCTCTCAAGGGCTTTTTCGTACATTCCCCGAAACTCAGGGTTGTTTTTAATCATCAACATGACGCAATGGTAAGAAGGCATCCCATCATTGGATCTAATCACGCTGCTTAAACTCTTGCCTTCTGCGATCTGCTGACACATTACCCCCCAGCATGGGTTATCAATCCCAAACACCACAGGCCGACCGCCAGGATGCTTTTGCACTGCCAAGTTTTCAGTCACTTGTAAACTCCCCAAAAAAGAAGGTACTCACACCGATTTGGTGCTTTCCCCAAAGAGTGCGGCAACTGCAAAGTAGCGCACACCGTCATGCTATCACCTCAATCTCAACTTGGTAAACCTTAACACCACCAGGTCGCTGGAAATACTGCCAGTCGATCTGCTTATGGCCATCATCAACGCCAAGCCAATCAGCGACGCCATCCCTGACTGCTTTAAACGCTGACTGCAGGTTATCCCCATCCAACGGCCTGGGAGCTACCCTGGTTAGCACAATGGTGCAAGGAGGTGTTGGTGGTGCAGCCAACCCAGCCAGTGCATTGAACGCGCTTTGCCGGTGCTTTTTCGCCAACTTAGCCTTAACTGCCCAATGCAACCTTAAGTTCGCAACCGACACAATCTTCAACGGCAGGCAAACTTCAATCATTGCCATGCCCTGTTTCCCGCTTTCCCCATTTCCCGCCATCCTGGTCCATCCGGCCCATCCGGCATCCGAACCATCCTGGGTATATATACCCAGGAGGAAGGATTCGGATGATTGCCGGGGTGGGAACCCGGATGGTTTCGGATGACTTCGGATGATTCGGATGATGTTTCGGATGCATCCTTACTCATCCGATTCGGATGGTTTCGGATACTTTCGGATGGTTTGGATGACTCCGATACCCCCCATCAGCCTCAACCACCATGCCCTTAGCAATCATACTTTTGACTACTTCCCAAAATCTATTGTTCTTCACGTTGTGCTCCTTTGCCGACTCCCGCCACTCGTCGTAATTGACTGCACTGGTCTGTTGATCGGTCGCCCGTTTGAGCTCGAGCATAACCAGGCACTCCATGACCCGCTTTTGGTTTGGTGACAGGTACGTCTTCTTTTGGACCTGGCTAACCAGGCCGCTGATGTCAACGCTGGTCAGATACGCGCCCTTGACTGCTAAGTTGTGCTTGTCCAGGATTGGCAGGTCGATCTGGGTAATCTGGAAATTCTTGGCCGCGGGCATTTCCGCGTCCTTCATCTTCTTAGACTCAAACTGGATGGTCTTGGAACCTGAGTCCAGCGCTACCTTGTACTCGGCATCCAAGGCACCGCGCAGGGCCGTTGATCCCCGGCTGCGCTCCTTGTCCATGGCGCCTGAGTGGTGGACAACTAGCACGCAGCACTTCCATGGTTGGCGCAGGTATGTGTCCAGGTGCTGGATAAAGGCATTCATGTCCTGAGTGCTGTTTTCGTCGCCCCCCATGTTTCTGGCCACCGTGTCGATGATGATCATGCTGGGTAAGCACCCGGCATCTGCACTGAGCTGCTTAACCGACTCAGCCACAATCGCCGCTTCGGTGCTGTCGTACAACTGAGCCGCCCGGTGCGATTTATACAATGGCACGCCGGCCAAGCTGATACCGTTGCCCAGTTCCCACGCTTTGAACCGCCTGGCCAGCCCGTTGTGGCCCTCGCCAGCAATATAAAACACCGCACCCTGCTGTACTTGGTGCCCATGCCATGCGACGCCTGTGGCCACACAGCAGGCGATGTCGATGGACACAAAGCTCTTGCCACCGCCTGGGTCACCAAACACCTGGGCCAAGCTGTCGCCCTCGATGTAATCATCCACGATCCACTTGATCTGGGTTAGCTGCAGACTATCTGCTCTCGAGAACTCAAACGCCAATTTATCCTTAACTGGACCTGCCACGCGCTCGATCTGGTCCTTGACTGCTTCCAAACCCTGCAGGCAGTGCAGGTCATTAAAGTCTGTTGGTTTGGATGGCAAGTCAGACTCCGCAAAGTTTGGGTAAACAATCTCGCCAAAGACAAGCGACGCTGCAGCTCTTGCCTTTGTCACGCCAGGGTTGCCCTCTGTGAACTGGTCATTGTCAGCACCAATCACGATCCTGGCCCCAGGAAACATCTCTTTCGCGCTCTTGGCCACCTTGGCCAGGTTGCCACAATCAAACGCCACCAACACCGTGTACCCCGTCGCCTCATGGATGCTCGCGCAAGTGGCAAACCCCTCGCCAACAAAGATCACCTTTCGGTTTCCCCGCAACTCGTAGAACCCACCCTCAATCTTGCCACCCTTTAAGAACCGTTTGTTGCCATCAGCATCAATGGTCTGGTAGCTCAGTATCTCCCCGGCCTGGCTGATCACCGGCACCACCAAGCGCCCAGCCCGGTCAATCTTGATCCCATATGGCTGTATACGCTTGCGAATTAGGTATGGATGGTCAGCACTGGCATCTGTATATGTGCCAACCTCTTCTTCAGCCTTCTCTGCAGCCACCGCCTGCGAGGCACTCTTCTCAGCTTCTCTCTTGGCCTTGAACTCAGCCACCCACTTGTCATGCTCAAGTCGCTCGCTGAACGTCATTGACCGTCCAGTGTCTGCCACCCACTTGGCCTCAAACGTTGGCTCTTTCCAGCAGCCACACACACCCACAGGAATCTTGCCCCCAGTGTGCAAGATGTACCAAGCATCCACCGCACCCTTCTTGCTCGATATATGGGGCACTCTATGTATCTCGCCATCAGCAATCAACTCCTTGATCACCAGGCCGGACACCTCACAGTGCCGGCGAAAGCCCTCAACAGGGTTAACCAAATCTTGCGAGTCTGTAGCCACCGCAAAGCCATTGGGGAATATTGTTGTAAGAGATGTCATTTAATGTTTTCCACTTCTTGTATTCTTTTGCCAATCCATGCCATCACAGGCACTGCCATTGAATTTCCCAATGCTTTATATCTAGGGCCATCTGGCGTTGGTCTTCCATTCAACTGAATGTCTGTGTAGTTGTTTGGGAAACCTTGCAGGCGCTCACACTCAACAGGGGTAAGGCGGCGCACTGCCATGCCAATTGCCACGCCTTGTCCATGTGCCTTGGTCAAAGTCGGTGCTGGATCACCATCATTGCCCAAACCCAAAGGCCAATCTTCTCTACCATTGACACGACCCAAAGCATTTTGGGTGCTGATGGGATAGCAAGGTTGTTCCAAAGCTTTTTCAGCACAAGCATTTGAGCTCTGTGTAAGTGCCACAGCAACACAACCAGCAGTACGCATGGTTGGTGAAAGATCATTTGTTGCATCTCTGCCATCATCAATCCCAGAGAATGCAATTGTTTGTGCAATCGCTGGGGGATGGGCACCAGCGGCCAATGGGTGACATGGATCTCCAGCTTCTGGCTTGCTGTAGTTGGCTTTGCTGGTGATCTGCGTGGTGTCAAATGGAATGGGTTGTGCCACTCCATGCACACCTGTAGCATTCAATGTGTACATTGGACCACCATCGGTAAACCCATCGCCATTACCGCCATTTTCAGGCTTGCGTCCAATGGTGTTTTTGGCAAGAGCGATGGGCAACAAGTGACCTTGTTGAGCATCTTGTGCGCTATTGCTCAATCCTGTTCTGGCACATAGACTACCGACTGAAGTGCTTGCTCCAATGCTGGTGGCAATACTTTGCCTCTTTTCTCGGCTCGGCGCAGGATGCCCTGACATGCTGTGGCGCTCAAAAAGAACCGAGGCGGCAACTCTCCAGTCTCCAAGGTATCCGACAACAAACACACGTCTGCGTCGCTGGGCCACTCCGAAGTACTGAGCGTCAAGAACTCTGTATGCGAACCCATACCCGAGTTCGCCCATCCCTCGAAGTAATGAGGCAAAGTCGAGTCCTCCATTACTGGATAACACGCCGGGGACGTTCTCCCAAACCAGCCATTTGGGCCGAAACTTTGAAGCAATGGCAAGATAGGTAAGCATGAGGTTGCCACGTGGGTCATCCAATCCTTTTCTAAGTCCTGCAACGCTAAATGATTGGCAGGGGGTTCCTCCAACAAGAAGGTCAATTGTTCCAAGATTCCACTCCTTAAATTTGGTCATATCGCCCAGATTGGGCACATTGGGATAGTGGTGCGCAAGCACCTGCGATGGGAATTTCTCAATCTCTGAGTAGGCAGCTGCTGTCCATCCAAGTGGATGCCATGCAACTGTTGCGGCCTCAATGCCAGAGCACACAGACAAATATCTCATGCTTCCACCAACTCTGGCCATATAGACTTCCAACTGCCCTGGCACAGCATCTTGCGAGTGATCTTTCCCCCACTCTCTTGCTCTATGCGCACAGCCTCCCAGGCAGACATCTCTCGACGCCCACTCAGGCACTGGTATAAGTACTGTTCATTCATGCCGACTTTTTCTGCCAGTGCTCGGCGCTCATCTGGTGCGATTTGTGTGTTCATAGGGCACTGAGTCTAGCACCGCGCTCTAACACCTAAAGATAAGTGGTAACCCTATTAGGGTTTAAAGATCAAAAATAATCTAGCGGTATGCTTGTTTGGTCTAGTTTTTTGCTAGAATTCTGGTCATGGGCAGGGAAATAGGTTCTCTGACCATCACGCCAATTACGGCCAACCAGGAGATACAAATGAACACCACTTTTACCGCGTACGCAGCATCTGATCTTTATCAGGCAGGCATTTCATGCGACGGTCACCCTTTTATTGCCGAACGGTTTTACGTTTTTCTCACAAACGATTACGGCACCCGCTTGCGCCATGTTGCCGGGTTTAATGGCACCAAACGTTTGGTTTGCGAAGATACGGGCGAATTCTGTTTTTCCGATTTGCGCGAAGAGGCCCGTGCCAAGGCTGATCGCTTGGCCGACCGCGTCAACGCCGCCTTGGCATCTGGCAAAGTTATTGATCGGGCTTACTGGATTGACGACGCGCCTGCTTATTGCTCGGATGCGTACATTGATCAAGGAATCGAAGCCGAGCGTGCTTTTGCCGACCGTCAAGAAGCCTAAACCAACCGGGGCCACCGCCCCGCACAACCTTGAAAGCAAAACATGAAACAAAAACTCCTTGACATCTTTACCGCCACCGCCATTGGTGTTGGCCTGGCTGCGTTGTTGGTTGCATGGTGGTCATCATGAACGCATTTCCCAACCCCCATTTGACCGATCAGCTTGGCATGTCGTTAAGAGACTACATGGCTGCTAAAGCCATGCAAGCCTTTTTGTCAGATCCCGAATGGCGGCAAGAAATAGATTTAAATGAAACTGCTTTTGCTGCATACAGAATGGCAGACGCAATGCTGAAAGCAAGGGAACAAGCATGACCGACCTTCAAGATTTCTGCCAAGAGCCGCGCACCATGGAAGAACTGGTTAACGCTGGCTTTACCCTGCACCAGGTTTACAACGCCGTCAGGCGCCGTGAACTGTGCAACACCAAGGCAACAGACGACTGGGGCCGCAAGCTCCGCGGCAAGGGTCTGTACCTGTCCACCGTCACCCCCATCCCTTATAACGCTGCCGCACTGGTAGCAGCTTGGAGCACACAACCATGAGCATTTCACCGCCGTGCCCCGATGGGTTGCTTGAGGTCAACCTTGATTGTGAAGGTGTTGAGCTAACCTGTTTTTTTGATTACATCCCAGCAGAGTTTGGGTCAACCGACTCCATGGGCTTGCTCTATGAGCCTGACCGAGTTGCAGAATGTGTGCTTGTTAACGCTTATGTTGGTGACGTTGACATTGGCCATCTGCTTTTGCAATATCTGATAGACGAGCTTGAAGCCGCCGCCCTCAAATACACAAAGGAGTAAATAAATGACTGCTTTACCCGCTAAGTATTTTGCGTTCCCGCCTTACCGCGCCGAAAGCCTAGGTGGCGATAAAGGTTGGTGGGGTGTGATGAACCGCAATGGCTTAAACGTGCTGACGTTCCCGGCCAAGCCTGGCGCGGTGGTGACCAGCGAAGAGCACGCAAAGCAAATTGCCGCTGAGTGGAACGAAACAAAAGAGTTTGTCTATCCATCAAGCACCTACGTGCCACCCATCACAACGCGCATGACTGATGCACAAATGTCAGCGTATGTCCATAGTCGAGTTTACAAAGGAGCAATGAAATGACGATAACTGAATTGACCGCCGCCCTCAAAGTGGCCAAGGCCGTTGAAGATGCAGCCAAACAGGACCGCTTGGCCATTGAGGCTAAGATGGTTGCCCTGTTTGCAAAACCCACATCTGGCGAAGGCACCCACAACGATGAAGAATTCAGCATCACCTGGAAACTTAACCGCACGGTTGACACCGACAAGTTGACTACAGCCTTTGACCAGTTGCCGGTCAACGCCCAGCGAGCATTTCGCTGGAAGGCTGAAGTTGAACTGAAAAACCTCCGAGCCTTATCCGAACTGGATCCGGTGGCTTACTCTGCAGCCGCCCAATTCATCACTAGCAAACCCGCAAAACCATCCATCACTTTGAAAGACGAAAATGTTTGACCTCAAGTCCATATCTAAAACCCGCCGAGTTCGCGCCCCCAAAATCGTTATTGTTGGCCAGGGCAAGATCGGCAAGACAACGTTTGCAGCCATGGCGCCAAACGCCATTGGCATCTTGACCGAAGACGGCGCTGATGCCGTTGATGCCAACGCCTTCCCTTTGGCGTCAAGCCTGGCCGAGGTCTACGCAGCTATTGAGACCCTGATTAGCAGCGAGCATGACTTCAAGACGTTGTTTATCGACTCGCTGGATTGGCTCGAGCCCATGGTCCAAGACTATGTGTGCAAGCAAAACAATTGGAAGAACATTGAGGCGCCTGGCTTTGGCAAAGGCTATGTGGCTGCAGCCGAGGAGTGGCGCAATTTGTTGTCTGGTCTTGAAGTGCTCCGCGCCCAAAAGAGCATGGGCATTATCTTGATTGCGCATGACAAGATCAAGCGCATTGAAGACCCTCTGACCGAGGGCTATGACTCGCACGTCTTAAAGCTCCATGACCGCGCTGCCGGCCTGGTGCTTGAGTGGGCCGACGTGGTGGGCTATGCTGGATACCGCATCTTCACCAGCAAGACCGACGCAGGCTTTGGTAAC